TATAAAATGAAATATATTTTTGATGTTGATGGGACACTGACTCCCAGTAGACAAAAGATCGACCCTGATTTTCTAATATTCTTCAACAGTTTTGCCTTGGCAAACGAAGTCTACCTTGTCACAGGAAGTGATAGAGATAAAACTATAGAACAAATTACGCATCTTCTTTACTGTAATTGTAAGAGGGTGTATAATTGTGCTGGTAATGATGTGTATGAGGGTGACTTGTCAGTATATACTAATCCTTGGACACTGCCACTAGATGCAAAAGAACATCTTCTAGAAGAACTACATGAGAGTCACTTCCCTGTAAGAACAGGAAACCACATAGAAGAGAGACCAGGCTGTGTCAACTTTAGTATTGTCGGTAGAGGTGCCAATCATACAGAGAGATTAGTTTATAGTGATTGGGATGATATTAAGAAAGAGAGAGAAGGAATAGCAACTAGATTCAATGAAAAGTTTCCAGAGTTACATGCCTTTGTTGGTGGTGTAACAGGTGTTGATATTTCAAGTAAGGGAAGTGATAAAAGTCAGATCATCAGAGACTTTCCTGACGGTGATTTAGTATTCTTTGGAGATAGGATGGAAGAAGGTGGCAATGATAGACCATTGGCAGATGCCATTACAGATAAGAAACTAGGTATGGTTGTGACAGTCACAGATTGGAAAGACACTTGGAATAAATTGACATGACAATTCAATGGCAGAATGTAACAATTATATTATCCCTAATACTATTCCAAACACTGTATGTTTGTTCGATGCAGTGGTGGGTACAACAGGATCAAAGACCACATATACATAGTGTGAAGATATGAAAATCATGATATGGTTGAAGGAGGAGTTTACGAAAACCCCTGGCTATATGAGGGTAAACCTTTCACTACTGACGACATTGGCGATTTCTTCGGTTACGTCTACCTCATTACTAATAAAACAACAGGTAAAAAGTACATCGGTAGAAAGTATTTCGTGCAGAAACGCAAGCCAAAAGGTGGCAAAAGGAGAGTTACTTCAGAGTCCGATTGGAAGAAGTATTATGGAAGTTCCCCAGAACTCAAGGCCGACGTTAAGGAGTACGGTAAGGACACCTTTAGCAGAGAAATTATAAGTCTACATAAAACACTAGGGAAAGTAAACTATGAAGAGACCAGACAACTCTTTCTAAATAACGTATTGACTGAGGCTCTTGACAACGGAGAGCCTGCATACTATAATTCTAATGTGCTAGGACGTTACTACCGAAAGGACTACTTCGATGCTTGACCCATCATTCCATTCCGACCTCTCTCAATTCACCCAAGAGTATCAAGAGGAGAAACTTACAAAAGATTATATCATTGATAGGATTCATGACCTGTACGAACAGGGTGCCTATGAGGAAGCCATAGCTTTCTATGAAGAATGGAGGGAAGAGATTGAATAGTTATCAACAGTGGAGACCAGCTGTTCCTGATGTCATGCCGTATCTCCAAGAGGCGGCAGACTTTATACAATCACATGAAATAAATTTAGATCAAGAGGGTATTCTTGATCTGCTTCAAATAAAATATAGATGGCCAGAACCATCTCTCGAAGTTATCAATCAGTGTCAGAAAAAATCTAATGGGTTCTTTGACTCTAGAGGTTACATAATCTATGACAGATGGAAGAGATTATTTGATCTTGGTTTCACTAGTCTCCTGAGTAACGTCATGGATCTGACATCAGATCTTAGATCTCTTGATGATAAACTATTTGAATATAAAGGATCAGAAACTAATGCTAATCTATACTTGAGTGCTGGAACTGTTTTTAACAGAGCAAGTTTTGATCCACACAATCACGAATACCATGTCATAGTAAAACCAATCTATGGCACTTGCACATGGAGTATCAATGGACAGAAGAGAGAAGTAGGTCCATCAGATGTTCTTATCATACCAGAGGGAACTATGCACACGGTAGTAGCTAGTCCCGAACCTAGATTGTCACTAACCATTAATATGTCAGGATGATGGACGAATATATAAACTACATGGTCGAACTTGGGGTTGATCAAATACCTCACACAGACTCTACTGGTTTGGATGGAGATCTCTTATCGCACTCTCTAAGAGTAGCTGGTATGTTATGTTCATACGGAAGATCAGATGATGAGGTGAGGGCAGGGTTATTTCACTCTGTTTATGGTAATGAATTTCAGATGTACAAAGTTGATGTTGATAGAGATGATCTCTGTGATTTGATTGGAAATTATCCAGAATACTTGGTAGCAAAATTTAACAGTTTAGAGGATCGACCTTACACTATTTTATATGGAAAGGGATTAAAAGATCCAGAGAAGACTGCTCTTAGGTGGTTAGAATATTGTAATATTAGAGACCAAGATCCAGAGGCTGATATATTAAAAGAGTTCGAGTTAGTTTTAAAGGTAAATGAAGATGTTGAAAGCGAGATGCAAACTATGTAATACAGAATTGAAAGCAACAACTAAGATTCAAGTCTGTAAATGTGAAAATCAAATGAAGGTTGTAGACGAAACCGTTGGTGCGAAGGATCTTAGTCAGGTAATCCTTACAGAATATGACAAAACTGTGAGATATGATGGTATTCTGACATTAGATGATCTAAAATACCAAGAAGAACGCCGTCGAAGAGGCGTTAGAAAACTAACCTACGAAGAAAGATGATCAGTCTAGACGAGAAGTACCACAGTTACCTTGAAAAAGGTAAGTCATTGAGAATTGATGGCGTAAATGAAAAACTTACAGGCTATGGGTACAGTTGTGACGGATCAGAAATTATTGGGTTTTACTTGACAACTGTAAATTATAAGTTACACTATAACCTTAACGAACAGTTTATTAAACTTGAGGCACTCAGGGGACTCCCTGAGTAATCATATACATACTATACATGAAAGTAAATTAGAAAAATGAATTTATTGCCTGATGCTGAGTTGTTCTTTTGGAATAACAAATCTAAAAAATTAGCAAAGAAATCAGTACACTCATTGTTTGAAGGTAAGGATGTTCTTCTCGTCTCCGTGTGTGGTGCTTTCACACCTCCATGTACAGAAATGGTCAAGGAGTATGAGAAACTTTATGACACCTTCATCAAAGAAACCATTGTTGATGAGATCTATGTTGTGTCTATGAACGACGCATTTGTCATGGACAAGTGGTTCAAAGATATGAAGATTAAGAAACTTAAGTATCTTCCAGATGGAAACGGAGCATACATTTTACGACTTGCAAAACAAGGTGGAATGGCTGCAACCCAATGTGCCATCAAGATGTACAATAAAGGTATGGGAATGAGAGCATGGCGTTGGGTCATGTTAGTTGAGAATAATACACAGATGGTTTACCTTGAGGAAGAGACACCAGATGGTGCTGGATCCAGAGACAACTTACCTACCGATCCATTTGAACTTACTCATGCAAGTCAGATGTTAGAGTTCTTAAAGAACAGAGATCAACTTGATCACATTAACCAAGTAAATGTCGAAGCACCAAAACACTTAGAGATGCCAGGATCTATCGATCATTTACCTAAGTCACCAACAATGTAATGCAAGTAATTTCTCTTCAATACTTAGAAGAAAACTTTGAAGAATTGGTCGATCGAGCTCATGCTGGAGAGACCTTTTTGATAGATACTCCTGATGGACAGGTAGCACTTGTTCCACATTCGGATATTTTAAAACCAGTTATTGATTCGGGACAGGCTCAAGATATAGAGCACATGTGGAATCATGACGACGGTGCTTGACAAAAACTGAATACAGGACTACAATAGTAACGTAAACACAATCGGAAAATGTCCACTTTCATTTCTAAGTTCAAGAAAAATCTTGATGCGTTGGAGGCAGCAGTAGGCGAAGAGTTTGCACTGGACTTCAAGTATCCAAAGATTTACAAAAAAGTTTTGAGGTACTACAAACAAGAAGGTTATGAGTTTAGCGAGGAGGATCCAAGTCAGGAGTATTCATTGCTAATGAGTCTGATTGCAGAAGATCTAGGAGTTTCAAAATGATTGAGGTTGCACAATGAATGATCTAGATCCAAAGTCTGTCGCAACGACTAAGACTACCGTGATCCACGAGAGGTTCCCCTATCGCTATGTGCAAAGGGGTTACATTCAACTAAATGGTAAACCTGATTTCCGTTTGCAGAAAGCAAACGAGTATACTGAGAGGTATTCTGACATCTATCTGTTTGATAATGGTGATCAACTGCTTCTTGCTATTGAAGATTTTGAGTATGCTAAATGGTTAGACCCAGCAGGGGTTCCTTGTTATGTAACGGATTCCGTTACGAATGACTGATCCTTCTTTACCAGAAAAGGCCAAAAACCTTTCTAGAACTGCTTATGATATCGTAAAAGGTTTCGTCTTTGACGGAACCTTAATGGTTCCAGAAGAGGTAAAGAAAGCACGAATAGATATATGTAGAGACTGTAATCGATTTGATCCAGACCGACACTTATGTAACGAGTGTGGTTGTTTCTTAGTAAATAAGGTCAAATTTTCGGCGGCACATTGCCCATTAAATCTTTGGTAACATAATGGAAACCCAAATTACAAATGAATTTCATGATTTTATTGGAATTTTTGAGAACGCAGTAGACCCACGCTTCTGTGATTTTCTCGTAAACTATATGGATAAGGCGGAGTTTGTAGACTTCAAAAGAAACTTTAGTCATGTAAAAGATAAACAGATATGTTTAGATGGATTCTCTCCTAGTGAGTGTTCCCAGATGATGAAGTATGTTAATAATTGTTTGTTTCATTACATCAATGAATACACCTACCTAGGCAATTTCAGTTATGTAAGTTCTCTATGTTTACTTCAAAAGACAGAACCCACAAATGGGTATCATCTGTTCCATGCAGAAAATGTAAATTGGAATCTAAACAATAGAACTATGGCATGGATGGTGTATTTGAATGATGTTGAAGAGGGAGGAGAGACAGAGTTTTTATATCAGAAGAGAAAAGTAAAACCTAAAAAAGGAACTATTCTTATTTGGCCTGGAGGATACACTCATTTACATAGAGGTAATCCTCCTATGAGTGATAAGTATATCGCTACTGGTTGGTATCAAGGTAACATTGGATTACAACAGGTTCATACGGCTGGATGCTTGGATCAAGCGTACAATGAAAGTTTAAATGCTGATTGATGTCACATATTCATATATTATTTCCAACTCCAGTTTATCAAACTGTCCTAGATTTTAGACCATCTGAATTAAAACACATGTTGGATTTTCTAAAGACATGTGAATGGGCACCAGATACTGATATAGTCAACAGACCTAACGGAGAGACAACAAAACTGCAAGCGGATTTATTGTTAAGTCCAGAGTTGATGAAGTTAGAGAATACTATTAATAATGAAATTTATAGGTTCGCTAAGTCTTTACAACTTGATTTGGATAGACATGGGTTGAAAAGAATTAATTCTTGGGGTAATCTACAGAAGAAGGGAAATTATATTGCAGAACATCGTCATAACAATACTCAGTTTGCTGGAGTGTTTTATCTACAGGTTCCTGAGAATAGTGGTGATATTGTTTTTACTACAAGAAATGCCACTTGGATCAATAGTTTTTGGGAACCATCCGTGACTGGATATGATGATCTCAATAGTTTTGAGAAAAGATTCCAACCAGAAGAGTGTGGTCTATTTCTTTTCCCTGCACATCTAGATCACTCTGTTACTCCATCATTTTCTAATGAGGACAGATATAGTATCTCATTCAATTACAATCTAGACGGCAAGTTCTTTGGTGATTGTAATAATCATCTCACATTTGAAGTTAAAACATGATGACTCCAGAAGAGAAGGAACTCAGATCAACTTATAATTTTTATAAGGATACTAAGATGGGTTTCTTTACTAAAGATGGATACGCAGCAGTTCCTTGCGGTAAATCCAAAAGAGTGATAGTATATAAAGGAGAGATCCTACACACATCTCTTAATGATGCCACTGCACAAAATTGGATCGCAAGGCATAGAAAGAAAAGAAAATGAAAGTATTAGTCACAGGTCACAAAGGTTTCATTGGCAGTCATGTCTTTGATTTTCTCAGTGACATCTTTGATGTTGATGGACTAGATAGACCAGATGACATAGGAGACTTTGCAGACGTTGGATGTGCAGACTATGATCTCATAGTTCATCTTGCTGCCTATGCTGCACTCAGAGATAGTGTAGATAATCCTGATAAATT